TTCAATGCACTACGCTGTAAACCAAGAAGTTTACGGTGGCCATACTATTTGTGATATAATAGAAGAAAAAGATAAATTTTCTATATATATAAAAAAAGGTGATGAGGTTATACCTTGGAAAGACTTTAATAAAAATATGGCAATATCAGTTGAGTATAATCTTGAGTACTAATGAGATCACCTTTTGATTTTATTATAGAGCCTAAGGGTCTAAGATATAATAACAGTGTTAGTGTCGGCGATAAAAAGCTGATACTAAACACTGAAATATCTAATCACGAATATATAAACAGGCAAGGTATTATTAAATCAATACCTACAGCTTTTAAAACTGTTTTAGAAAAAGGTGATGATGTTATAGTTCATCACAACGTTTTTCGTAGATGGTATGATATGAAAGCTAGAGAAAAAAACAGTAGAAGTTTTTTAGATGAAAATACTTATCTAGTAAAAGAAGATCAAATATTTTTATATAAAAGATTTTGGCAGTGGAAGTCTATGCCTGGTTATACTTGGGTAAGGCCAGTCAAGGAAACAGATGAGTTTAGTATAGAAAAAGAAAAACCATTAGTTGGTATAGTTGAGTATAGCAATGTTTATAATAAAAAAGATATTGTAGGCTTTTCACCAAACGATGAGTTTGAGTTTGTTATAGAAGATAAAAGACTTTATAGAGTAATGGATAAATATATTACAATTAAATATGAACGCGAAAGAAACGAAGAAGCTTATAATACAAGCTGGGCACAAGGCAGTTGAAGAGCTTATTAATGTTGCTAAAGAAAAAATCATAACAAATACAGATGATGATGTTAGCGCTGATAGGTTAAAAAATGCTGCAGCTACAAAGAAGCTAGCTATATTTGATGCGTTTGAAATACTAAACAGAATACAAGAAGAGCAAAACATACTTGACGGCAAAGATACAGAAGATAAAAAAGAAAGAGTATTTAAAGGTTTTGCAGAAGGTAGATCAAAATGAGTTACGAACAAACATTAGTTAAAACAATTAAGCCTATTAAAAGTACGACGTTAACTCGTATGAATAGGGGTAAAAAATGGAAATATGGATACAATAAAGAACATGATATTGTCATTATATCAAAAACTGGAAAAGTTGGCGAAATCATTGAAATGCAAGGTTTACGAATTGCGTTACCAAAGATGCCAACCAACGTGTACATGCATGCCAAGCGAAAATGGCAAAGGATAGATTATCCAAAAGAATTATCTAAATTAAAAAATATATTTGATTGGCGTAGTTATCCTGAAGAAGCAAAAGATCAATGGTTTGATTATATAGACGAAGAGTTTAAAAGAAGAGACGAAGGTTTTTGGTTTAACAACAACAATAAACCAACATACATAACAGGTAGTCACTATATGTATTTACAATGGAGTAAAATAGATGTAGGCGCACCTGATTTTAGAGAAGCTAACAGGCTTTTTTTTATATTTTGGGAGGCTTGTAAAGCTGATACAAGGTGTTATGGTATGTGTTATCTTAAAAACAGACGTAGTGGTTTTTCGTTTATGTCATCTGCCGAAACAGTTAACTTAGCTACAATATCAAGTGATTCAAGATATGGAATACTATCAAAAAGTGGTGCTGATGCTAAGAAGATGTTTACAGACAAAGTTGTTCCAATATCCGTCAACTATCCGTTTTTCTTTAAACCGATACAAGATGGTATGGATAGACCTAAGTCTGAACTTGCTTACCGTGTACCTGCGAGTAAGTTTACTCGTAGAAAGATTACTGCGAACGAAAAGCAAGAAGAGTTAGTAGGACTTGATACAACTATAGACTGGAAAAATACAGGTGATAATAGTTATGATGGTGAAAAGCTAAACTTATTGGTACATGATGAAAGTGGTAAGTGGGAGAGACCTGACAATATTCTTAATAATTGGAGGGTTACAAAAACTTGTTTACGATTAGGTAGTAGAATTATAGGTAAGTGTATGATGGGTAGCACTAGCAACGCGCTAGACAAAGGAGGTGATAACTTTAAAAAACTATACTATGATTCAGATGTCACTCGACGAAATCGTAATGGACAAACAAAGTCTGGTTTATATTCTCTCTTTATCCCAATGGAGTGGAACTACGAAGGATTTATTGATGAATACGGAGATCCAGTATTTAATAATCCAAGTAATGATGTCTTCGGACCAGACGGTGAATTAATAGATTATGGTATTATTGATCACTGGCAAAACGAAGCTGATGGTTTAAAAAACGATCAAGATGCTTTAAACGAGTTTTACAGACAGTTCCCAAGAACTGAAGAGCATGCGTTTAGAGATGAAACAAAAAATAGTATATTTAACTTAGTTAAAATATACGAGCAAATAGATTATAACGAAGAAAGTAGATATAACGCTGGTGTAAACGTTGGTAACTTTCAGTGGGTTAATGGTGTAAAAGATTCAAACGTAATATTTTATCCAAACGCACAAGGAAGGTTTAAAGTTAGCTGGGTACCACCATCAAATCTACAGAATAAAATAATATTTAAAAATGGAAGCAAATACCCTGGCAATGATCATATGGGCGCTTTTGGCTGCGACAGCTACGACATTAGCGGTACTGTAGATGGTAAAGGTTCAAAAGGATCTTTACATGGATTAACAAAATTTAGCATGGAAGACGCACCACCAAGTACGTTTTTCCTAGAATATATAGCAAGACCACAAACCGCTGAAATATTTTTTGAAGACGTATTAATGTCTTTGGTATTTTACGGTATGCCTTTGCTAGCAGAAAATAATAAACCAAGATTATTATACTATTTAAGAAGAAGAGGTTATAGAGGTTATAGTATGAATAGACCAGATAAGTCTTGGAATAAATTGTCAGCAACTGAAAAAGAGATAGGTGGTATACCTAACTCAAGTGAAGATATTAAACAAGCTCACGCTGCTGCAATAGAAATGTATATAAATGATTTTGTAGGTCATTTAGGTGATGGTAATTACGGTAACATGTATTTTAACGAAACACTTAATGACTGGTCAAGATTTGATATAAATAAAAGAACAAAGCATGATGCTAGTATTAGTTCTGGTTTAGCAATAATGGCTTGCAATAGACACTTGTATACACCAAACGCTAAAAGAGAAGTAAAACCAGTGGAATTAAAAATATCAAAATATAACAACAAAGGATTTATGTCCAAGATAATAAAATAACAAATATGGCTAGAACAGCAACACACGTAAACTTTCCTTCTCAAGTAGTTAGTGATTTAGAAAAGGCTAGTTCAGAATATGGTTTAAAAGTAGCTAGAGCTATAGAAGCCGAATGGTTTGGTAATAAACTTTCTAGTAGATACTTAGACGTTCAACAACAATTCCATAACCTCAGATTATACGCTAGAGGTGAACAATCAATACAAAAATATAAAGATGAGTTGTCGATAAACGGTGACTTAAGCTACTTAAATCTAGACTGGAAACCTGTACCTATAATATCTAAGTTTGTAGATATAGTAGTTAATGGTATGTCTGAGAGAATGTTTAAAATAAATGCTTACTCACAAGATGAGTATGGTGTTTATAAAAGAACAGAATACATGGAGTCTATTCTCAAAGACATGAGAACTAAAAAGTTTAATGATCAAGCTAAAGAAATGTTTAGTTTAGATCTTTACAAAAACAAAAAAGAAGATTTACCAGAAACAGAAGAAGAGCTACAACTACATATGCAGCTTAACTATAAACAAGCTGTTGAGATAGCTGAAGAACAAGCTATTGAAACTTTATTGAAAGGTAACAGTTATGATAATATTAGAAAAAGATTTTTATATGATTTAACAGTTCTAGGTATTGGATGCGTAAAAACAAACTTTAACTTTAGCGAAGGTGTAACAATAGATTACGTAGATCCTTCTAACTTAGTATATTCATATTGCGAATCACCTTATTTTGAAGATATATATTATATAGGTGAAGTAAAAACAATACCTATAAACGAGTTAGTAAGACAGTTTCCAAATTTAACAGAGTCTGATTTAAAAGATATAAACACATATTCAAAAAGACCTACTGGTAAATATTCTTATAACGAGGACAATGACAGAAACAAAGTTCAAGTTTTATATTTTAATTATAAAACATATATGAACAACGTTTATAAAGTAAAAGAAACTAATGCTGGTTTAGAAAAAGCTATAGAAAAAGATGATAGTTTTAATCCACCTTCAGAAGCACAAGGTAACTTTAAAAAATTATCAAGAGCTACAGAAACTGTTTATGAAGGTGTTTTAATTTTAGGCACTGATAAGTTGTTGAAGTGGGAGATGGCTAGTAACATGATGAGAACTAAAAGTGATTTTAACAAAGTTAAAATGAATTATGCTTTAGTAGCTCCACGTATGTATAACGGTAATATAGACTCTTTAGTAAAACGTATCACTGGTTTTGCTGATATGATACAATTAACTCATTTAAAAATACAACAGGTAATGTCTCGTATGGTACCAGACGGTGTTTATCTTGACGCTGATGGTTTAGCAGAAGTTGATTTAGGTAATGGTACTAATTATAATCCACAAGAAGCATTAAACATGTTTTTTCAAACTGGTAGTATAATTGGTAGATCATTAAACGCTGATGGAGATCCAAACCCAGGAAAAGTACCAATACAACAAATATCAAACGGTCAAGGCGCTGGTGGTAAAATGCAAGCTCTTGTTGCTAACTATAATTATTATTTACAAATGATTAGAGATGTAACAGGTCTTAACGAAGCTAGAGACGGTACTTTACCAGATGTAAAGTCTTTAGTAGGTATACAAAAGTTAGCTGCAGCTAATAGCAATACAGCAACAAGACATATATTACAAGCTGGTTTATTTTTAACAGCTGAAATAGCAGAGTGTTTATCGTTAAGAATATCTGATATATTAGAGTATTCTCCAACTAAAGATGCGTTTATACAAGCTATAGGTGCTCACAACGTAGGAACATTAGAAGAAATGAAAAATTTGTACCTATATGACTTTGGTATATTTATAGAGTTAGAGCCTGATGAAGAGCAAAAGCAGATGTTAGAAAACAACATACAAACAGCTTTAGCTCAAAAACTAATAGAGCTTGACGATGCTATAGATATACGTGAAGTTAAAAATTTAAAACTAGCTAATCAGCTTTTAAAATTAAAAAGAAAAAAGAAAGCTCAAAGAGATCAATTGATACAGCAACAAAATATTAAAGCTCAAGCAGAAGCAAATGCAAAATCACAACAAGCTGCTGCTCAAGCTGAAATACAAAAGAATCAAGCTAGAAATCAATTAGACAATCAGCTTGAAATAACAAGAGCTGATCAAAGATTAAAGCACTTACAAGAAGAAGTAAGGCTTAAAAAAGAACTTATGCAATACGAGTTTGAGTTAAACCAAAAATTAAACAATGCAACTCAAGCTGCAGATATAGCTAAGGAAGGTAGAAAAGATAAAAGGGAAAAAACTAAACAATTTGAATCTTCAGGTAATGATATACTTGGAAGCGGAATAGGTTTAGATAAATTTAACCCTTCAATTGGTAACTAATTATATATTATATTATGGAAGAAAACAAAGCTGTAGTTGAAGAAACTACAAAAAAAGAACAACCTATTAAAGATGATAAGGTTGAAAAATTAAAGGTTAAAAGAAAACCTAAAAAAATAACTAGTAACAACGAGCCTGTAAAACTAGATTTAAATAAAAAAGAAGAAGTTAAAGAGGAGGTTGCTAAAGTTGATTTAACAGAAAAAAAAGAAGATGCCGATAAAAAGCAAGAAACAACAGACGTGGTTGCAGATAAACAAACCGAAGCTTTACAAGAAGTGGTTGAAGAAGTATCATCAGGGGAAGAGACCGTTCAAGATAGCAAACCCGTTGTTGAAGAAATAAAAGAAGAAGAAGAAGTAAAAGAAGAAATAAAGGCAGAAGAAACTAAAGTAGAACCAGAAGAACCTAAACAAGAAATACCTGAAAACATAATGAAGGTAATGAAGTTTATGGAAGATACTGGTGGTAACTTAGAGGATTATGTAAACTTAAACAGAGATGTTTCTAACTTAGACGATCAAGATGCTTTGTTAGAATATTATAGAGATACAAAACCTCATCTTACTTTAGAAGAAATAAATTTTATGATGGAAGATCAGTTTTCTTACGATGAAGAAAACATGGAAGAAAGAGAAATAAAAAGGAAAAAACTAGCATTAAAAGAGCAAGTTGCTAATGCTAGAAAGCACTTAGACGGCTTAAAGTCTAAATATTATGAAGAAGTTAAAGCAAGAGACAAAAGGTTAACGCCTGAGCAACAGAAAGCTGTAGACTTTTTCAATAGGTATAACAAAGAACAAGAGCAAACTAAAAAAAGTCAGAAGATGTTCTTAAACCAAACTAATCAAGTCTTTAACAAAGATTTCAAAGGTTTTGAATATAATGTTGGAGACAAGAAGTTTAGATTAAACATCAATGACGTTGCTCAAGTTAAAGAGCTACAAAGCGACTCAAATAATTTGTTTAAAAAGTTTTTAAATGAAAATAACGTAATGCAGGACGCTCGGGGATACCACAAGAGTATTTATACTGCAATGAATCCTGATGTTATCGCAAAACACTTTTATGAGCAAGGTAAAGCCGATGCTATAAAAGCTCAAGTTGCTAAGGATAAAAACATAACTGTTAATCCTAGATCAGCACAAAACGAGTTTGAAGCAGGTGGAGTTAAGTTCAAAGTTTTAGGTAATGACAGTAATTCGTTGAAAGTAAAAATGAGAAAACGTAATTAATTAACATTTAAAAAAAGAGAAAATTATGGCAAGTGATGCTCAAAATACCTGGGGTGCAATCACAGGTGGAACAATAACTCCAACAGCTACGCCACAAACTCTAACTTCTAACTACATTGACTTTACGTCTGATACGACTAAAGGCTGGGCACAACAATATCTGCCTGACTTAATGGAGCAAGAAGCTGAGATTTTTGGTAATAGAACTATTGGAGGTTTTTTAGAAATGGTCGGCGCGGAAGAGCCGATGACATCTGATCAAGTAGTCTGGTCAGAACAAAGTAGACTACATTTAGCGTATAAAGGAAATCACGACGTAACTGCTAACACTGGTACTGCTGCTGCTAAACTAGTATTTACAGTAACTAAAGATATAGATGGAGTATCTATGGACGGCGTTTCTACTGGTATTAGAGTAGGTGATTTAGTAATAGTTGCTGACAATAATAAAACTGTAAAAGGTTATGTTAAGTCTTTAACTAGATTGGCTTCAGTTGGTAGTCCAGCTAAGAATTTTGATCAAATTACTGTAGAGCCTTTAAAGCAATCAGTAAGTGGATTGACAGATACTACTGCAGATGACAGTGACGGTTCAACTATATTTGTTTATGGTTCTGAATACGGAAAAGGAACTGCTGGTAGAACTGAAGGTCTACAACAGTCTTTTAAATCATTAACTAACAAGCCAATGATTATGAAAGACATGTATGAGATCAACGGTTCTGATGTATCTCAAATTGGTTGGGTTGAAATTTCTGGCGAAGCTGGACAATCAGGTTACCTATGGTACTTGAAAGCTGCGGCTGATACTAGACAGAGATTTACTGACTACGTAGAAATGACTATGATCGAGCATGAGTTAACTGTTGATGTTGACACGCAAAGTGCTGGTACTCAAATTATGTCAGGACACGCTGCTAATACTTCAGGGTATAACGCTTTAACTACTGGTGGTAATATCACTGGTACTGAAGGTTTGTTTGCTGCTATCGAAGCAAGAGGTAATGTCTTTAATGGTTTATTAAGTACAGCACAAGGTCCAACAAGCCACGTTGCTAACTTTAAACTAGATATTGACGAAGTATTAAAAGAGTTTGACAAGCAAGGTGCTATTGAAGAATACATGATTTTTGGTAACAGAGATCTTATGTTAGGATTCGATGACTTTTTAGCTGGTCAAAATGCTTACGGTAGTGGAGGTACTTCTTACGGAGTATTTGATAACTCTGAAGATATGGCGTTAAATTTAGGTTTCTCTGGTTTCAGAAGAGGTTCTTACGACTTCTATAAGTCTGACTGGAAATATCTAAATGACCGATCAACAAGAGGTGGTGTAGCTGACGTTACTAATCACATTAGAGGAGTGTTTGTTCCTGCTGGTGTAACTTCAGTATACGATCAAACTTTAGGTAAAAATCTAAAGAGACCATTCTTACACGTAAGATATAGAGCTTCTCAAATGGACGACAGACGTTTCAAAACTTGGACGACTGGTTCTGTTGGTGCTGCTACATCTGATTTAGATGCAATGCAAATGCATTTCTTATCTGAAAGATGTTTAATCACTCAGGGAGCTAACAACTTTATGTTACTAAAAGGATTAGCTACTTATAGCTAGTAGTTAAATAATTAAAGTCGAGGCTTCGGCCTCGGCTTTTATTTTATTAATTTTATTATATATTATTATGGCAAAAAAACAAGAGAAGGTTGTGGTACCTGAAAAACCACAGTGGGAGATAAAAGATAGAAGTTATGTTTTAATAGATCAAACACCTTTAGGTTATCATTTAAGAACACAAAATGTTTTTGTTTTTGATGAAGAGCAAGGTATTGAAAGAGAAATAACTTATTCAAGAAATCAACGAACTATATTTGTTGATGAAATGAAAGGTGATATTCGCCCTGCTCACGTTTGGTTTAGAGACGGTTATTTATTTGTTCCAAAAACAAATGTAACATTACAAAAACTTTTAGCTGCACACCCAATGAGAGATAAAGTGTATTATGAAGTAGATAACCAAGCAATAGCTGAAGATACAATTGATCTTTTAGAATTAGAATTAGAAGCTATGACACTAGCGTCTGGTATGGATATAGACCATGCCGAAGCTGTGTTAAGATCTGAAGTAGGATCTACAGTGTCTAAAATGAGTTCTAAGGAAATAAAAAGAGATTTATTACTATTTGCTAGAACTAAACCAGTTTTGTTTTTAGAGTTAGCAAGTGATGATTCTTTACAACTTAGAAACATTGGTATTAGAGCTGTTGAAAGAAAAATAATAATTTTATCTGATGATCAAAGAACTTTTAGCTGGGGTGAGACTGGAAGAAAATTAATGAATATTCCTTTTGACGAAAACCCATACTCAGCTTTATCTTCTTGGTTTAAAACTGATGAAGGTTTAGATGTTTTAAAAAGTGTAGAAAAACGATTAAACTCGTAACTATATAGTAGAGTAACCACTCTACTAAGGGTGGTTACTAAACTATAAATTAATATGGCAGTAAGTATAGACACAGTATATCAAAGAGTATTAGCTCTAGCTAACAAAGAACAAAGAGGTTATATAACGCCTCAAGAGTTTAATCTGTTAGCAAATCAGGCTCAAAAAACAATATTTGAGTCTTATTTTTATAATAAAAATTTAACAAAGTTACAAGGCGCTGAACAGTCAGGCGCACTAGATGAGTCTAATATGACTGACATGATAGATGAAAAGCTAAGTCCTTTTAAAGCTATAGCTGATGTAGATTCTAACTGTCAAGTTTTTCCAACATCTCAAGCAATAAACGGTGTTACTAGACCTGTTTATAGAATTGGTAGGCTTTTTAGAGCTAATATGGTTGTAGAAAAAGTATCTATAAATGAAATGCAAAACTATATTAAATCCCCTAGGCATTATACTACAAAAGCTATTTACGCAGACTCAACGTTAACAGGAAAAGATATATTAGTTATGAGAAGCGGAGTGCAAGCAACTAGCGGTGTAACATGCGAAGTGTTTGCTTTACCTAGAGATGTTAACTGGGCTTATGTTGTAGTTAATGAAAAAGCTTTATACAACAGCGCTTTAGCTGTAGACTTTGAACTACATAATTCAGAGGAAGACACTTTAGTTTATAAAATATTAGAACTAGCTGGTATTATAATAAATAAACCAGGTTTAGTTGGTGTAGCTGGAAATAAAGATATACAAGAACAACAAGCACAAAAAATAGGATAACAT